GCGTCCCGGGGACGGGCTTGGCAGGGGCGGCCGGCGGGGCCTTGGGAGCCGTGAGGCGGCTCACGCGGGCAGCGGCGGCCCGGTCCTGCTCGGCGAGCTGCTCCTCGTAGATGGCCAGCGCCTGGGCAGGTGTGAGCCGGCGCCCGGTGCGCTGCTCGTGCGCGGCGATCTCGTCGTGCATGAACTCCGCGAGCTCGCGCTCCGAGAACTCTCCGTCCACGATGCGGGCGTCGATGTGCGCCAGCCCCGAACGAGCCGCCGAGACGCTGCGCTCGTACACCGCCACGGCCTGCGCGCGCTGCTCGGCGTCGCGTCTGGCCTGCTCCGCCTTGGTCGTCGCCTCGGACTGCTCGGCGAACCGCTTTTCGATGGCCGCCAGCTTCTCGGCGAAGCTCTGCTCGAGCCGCTTGACGTGCGCGGCGGGGTCCGCTGAGTCGAGGGCCCGCTTGGTCCACTCTTGAACGTCGATGCCTGCCTTTTCGGCGAACGCATACGGGTCCTTGTCGGCCAGCTCCCGGAGCTCCAGCCCCTTCTGCGCCTCGGCCTGCATCCGCTGCAGGTCGGCTTTCATCGCCTCGAACTCCGCTGCGCGCCGTCGCGACTCGGTCTCGATCTGCCGCTCGCGCTTGGCGAGCTTCTGCTCCCACCGCTTGAGCTTGATGTGACCCTTGACGATCTCGTCCGGGTCTGCCTCGGGCGTGGCGACCGGCTCCGTCGTCTCGGCTGCCGGTGCCTCCGTGGCCTCCGTCGCCGCAGGCTCCGGCTCCGGCGCGCTCTCCGTCGGCTCCGTCCCTTCGCTGCTCGTGACCTCCGGCACCGTCCCATGCTTCGCCACGATTCTCTCGATCACGCTCGCTCTCAGTGCGTCGCTCATGGTGCTCCTTACGCCGCGGGCATCTGTGCCGCGGGCAACTCCTGGGTCGGCAGTTCTCCGGGTACGGCCGGCGCCTGCTGCGGGGCGGCTCCGGGCGGGGGCTGGGCGGCCGCCTGTAGCAGCTCCTCGGCAATGTCGGCGAACCGCCCGATGCGGTCCACGACCTCGACGGGCGCGCCCTCGATCTCGGCGCGGCAGTAGGCGGCGTTCGCCATCGTCTTCGCCAGCTGCAGGTTCATCCGGTCGTGCGGCGGCAGGAACTCCCCGCCCTGCATGATCTGGTCGAGCCGCTGCTCGATGGCCTCGCGCTGCGCCGTCAGCTCCCGCACGGCCGCCTCCGTGTCCGGGAAGTCGAGTAGCTGGAGAGCCTGGACCGGGTCCGTCAGGAGGCCGCTGCTCATCAGCTCCTGGACGAACTCGAGCCGCCCGCTCGGGCTGTCCGGCAGGCGGCTCGCCGAGTAGACCTCGATCTCGTACATGCCATCGTCGAGCATCGCGTCGGCCATGCTGGACTGCTTGGCCTGCCCCTTGGCCGCCCACGTCGCGACGAACTCGCCCTCTCGCTGGTAGATGCGCTGGGCGGCGTCGATGGTGAGCGTGGCAAGCTGCCTAAAGAAGTCCTCCCACTGCTTGCCGAGCAGCACCTGGCGCTCGGTCTGCTGGTCCTGCCAGGTCCGGAGCGCGATCCCGCTGTTCAGGCCGGTCGGCTTCTGGCTCGAGCCGCTGAGCTGGTTGAAGCCCGTTTCCTCCCACGCCTGGAACAAGAGGAATTCCAGGTGCTGGCGCACGTCGGGCGACACGCTCGGATGCACGAGGTAGGTCGGAGCGGCGCCGCCCGCGTAGCGGATGATCGCCCCGGGCGCGTTCGTGACGTGGCCGTCGGGGACGCTGCTCTCGACCGGGAGCAGGATCTTGAGGTTGGCCCCCGCTCGGAGGTTCGCCTGGATGGTCCGGAGCGTGAGGTTGATGTCGAACTGGAACGGGAGCAGACACTTCCCGAGCCCGCTCGACCAGTACCCGAGCGGGTCCACGCCGTAGCGGAACCAGGCGAAGGGGAAGCGCGAGTGCTTCCACGGGTCGTCTGCCACGACCACGTTGACCTCGGGGACGATGATGGCGTGCCTGCCGTCCTCGGCGCCCTCGCTGGACGGGAGCCGCCACGCCTCCCATACGTCCACGAGCTGCGGCAGGCGATGGCGCTCGGCCTTCAGCTTCGGGTAGAGCTTGATGATCCTGCTGCGGTCGATCGACTTGCGCTGGTAGAGCGTCCTGACGTCGCCGTAGGGCTGCTCCGAAAGGGGCGCGTAAAGCTCGCCCGGGAACGTCCACTCGTAGTCGATGCGGGCGTCCCGCTCGATGACCTTGACTGCTCCGGTGCCCAGGAGGCAGCCGTGGAGCAGCGCGACGAGGGCCTTGGGGTACAGGCCCGACGAGTAGAAGCACCCCTCCACGAGCCGCTCTAGCTCGCGCGCCTGGCGTCGGGTCTCCCACGTCGCGTCAGTCGTGAGGATGCGGACGGCCGGGTACGCCTTGCCGATCCTGTTCACCGCGAAGTCGGTGATGCGGCGGACGATGTTCAAGGCCAGCGGGTCGGCCATGCCCGGCTGCGTCTTGAAGTAGTCCCGGACCGCCAGGCCCCGGATCGACCGCGCGTCGTACAGGCGCAGGAACGTGATGTACTCACGGTCGCGCGCCTTGTTGTCGGTCTCGACCTCCTTGATGGCCTCGCTCAGGGAGCGGGCCAGGTCGGTGCCGCGTAGCTCGTACCAGGCCAGGTCACGATCCATGATCAGAACTCCTTGTAGGACCCGTGCGTGCAGTTGCTGCGGTAGTGGACGTCAGACGACAGGAGCCCGACGTTCGACGCTGCCGTGCCGTGGTCCTTGCTGCCCTCGTACGTGTCCGTCGTGGTGTTGCGCGCCATGTGGAGCAGCAGGATCGAGCTCCACGCGGCCGACCGGGGCGGCGCGATGCGGGGGAGCGTGACGATCGTGTGCTTGTACTGGTCCGTCGCGACCAGGAGCCGCGAGACGGACACCGCGGTCCAGTTCGCCACGGGCGGAATGACGTCGCCGACCGACGCCCAGACGTATTTGGCATCGAACGCGAACAGGCCGCCCGTGGCCGCCATGGGGACGATGTGCAGGTGCGGCCGCACGTAGCCGAGATCCCAGTGGTGAGGCATCTGGTAGACGAAATGCAGCTCGTCGGCCTGGTCGCGGCGCCAGAAGTAGAGGCGGAGCGGGGTGTCCCGATACACCTCGTAATCCAGCGACAGGTTCGCCGCGCCCTGGCTGATCGTGCCCTGCAGGTCGTTCCAGTCCTCGGACACGCTACCCTCCCGCCGCGAACAGAACCCGCTCCCGCTCCGTCTCCGGATCCATCGCCGGCTCGTGCGGTTGCGTGCGGACCGCTGCCGTCACGCTGGCGCTCGTCTCCGTCTGGAGCTGCACGCTGGCGTTGCCGACGCGGAGTTCGCGGATCCGGTGCGCCATGCCGCGCTGGATCAACTCGTCGATGAGGTCCAGCAGGTCGGCCGAGTTCTCCGACAGGTTATCGCTTGCCACCGCCGCCTCCCGTCTCGAGCATCACGAGGCTCCGGACGCGCGACATGGGGATCATGACGACCCGGCCCGCGGCGCCCTTGGGCTCGACGATGATGCGCCCCTTGTCCCAGTCGGCCACGACGCGCTGCGCGTGCGAGGCAATGAGCTCAGTCACGTAGTTGCCGCTGCCCGTGCCGCCGCCCACGTACGTCGAATCCACGAACAGTACTCTCTCGACCTCAGCCATACAGCAGGCTCCTTTGCTCGTTCTCTTCGGACCGTCTCTGCTCGATCCGCTCCCTCATGGCGCGGTCGAACCACTCGTCGTGTGCCGCGGTACCCTGCGGCGGTACTTTGGCCGGCTCCGCAGCGTCAAGGCGATGTCCGCGGCGGATGCTGCGCCAGGCGTACAGACACGCATCGGCGCAGTGGTTCGGGTCGCCCGCGTGCTCATCGACATGCTTCTCATTCCGCCACCTGAGCCCGCGCCACTCCGCAATCAGCGGGTCTGACGTCCCCTCCAGGGCGAGCAGCTTCCCGCTCTCGAGGTCGTCGTTCAGCATCCGGATGTGGCCGACCTTGTCGGTCTTGGCCGCATCGGTCACTGGCAGATAGTGCTCGCGTCTTAGCGTCTCCACAAATTGCTTGCTAGCCGGGTCGCCGACGATCCAAGCGAACCCACCGCAGGCCGCGTCGATCTCCCGAATATGGTCCGCCACGGCGCTCACGGTCATGCCGGCGCGCTTCTCGGCGCTCACCACGTAGATCGCCGGGTCGTGCTCTCGGAACGCCAGGACGACGAACGCCGTCTCGTCAGTCCACCCGAAGTCCAGGGCCAGCACGAACTGCCACGGGGCGCCGTGCTCAGGTAGCCGCTTGACGCGGTTGGTGTCGTAGTTGAACCGGTACACCAGTCCGCCCGGGTCCTTGATCCACTCGCCGCGCTCGAGCTGGGCGCGCGTCACGCTGTCCAGCGCCGCCAGTCTCCGGCGGTACGCCTCGTGGTCCAGGGTCGGATTGTCCTCGTGCGTCGCCGGGATGAACACCCGGTCCTCGGGGCCGTCGATAAAGCGCGCCTTGACCCAGTCGTGGCCGGTCCCCCCAGGGTTCGTGGCGCCCCGCATCCTGATCGGGGTGGTGTCGCCGCCGACGCGCCGGAGCCGGCTGTTGAGGTAGATGTACGGAGCTTCGTCGAACTGCGTCAGCTCGTCGAACCCGCAGAAGTGGAACGCCGCGCCCTGGTACCGGTAGTGGTCGCGCGGGCCGTCGGCGTACCCGAACGTGAGGCTTGCCCCGCTCGGGAATCGCCACGTGTAGTTCTCGCCGTCCCATCGAGCATCGGTCCCGCGCAGCCATGCGTTGGCCAGATCCATCACGGCGCCGGGAAGCGCCAGATCCTTGTACGTGCGCCGCAGCAGAAGCGCCCTGTATGTGGGCCGGTTCACGTACTGC